GCGTAGGTGGTTGCACTGCTCCACTCTGAATGCTCTGTTTCTGTCAGGTTAGAATCTGTTAAGACAGCATCTGTAACATCAAGCGGTCTAATAATCTTCATTGTGTGCGCTCCGGTGGCAGACCATCGTTATTCCACTGGTCATTTAGCTTGCGAATGGAATTTGTATTTTTAGCAACACTATACAAAGCGGCTCGATTTTCCTGTCTAAGCTCGCGGATCTCGTTAACCACATCAGTAGAATCAAGCATATCTCGCAAACTGGCGTTACTCATAATATTAGATTGACCCGTCCACTCAAGCTCTGGCCCCCGCTCTCCCACCATGCGCAAACCACCAGCATGAAAACCGCCATTGGCAAACGCAAGTCCAGCGGTGCGTAATTCAGAGGCTGTTACAGTCTCTCCTAATGCCTCACTGAAGATTCCAGCAGCCTCACCCGCTCCAATATTGTATTTCGCCGTATATTCAGCGATGGCGTCTACTGTAGCCTGAGCTTGTAAGTCAGCGCCTGCAAGGTACGCTATTTCTTCCTCACGCGTAGCACGACCCGTCATTGCCACTGCTGCTGAGCTTGCCTCCGATGCAGCAGCGCCACCAAACGCTGTTTGACTGGAGGCCAACGCCTGAATGGAGTTATTGAATGCCAGTAGTGCGGCCTCAACACCCACCAGAGTATTATCAATGCCATTCAGGGTATCTAATTGCTCTTGTGCGTTTTCAAGAATACCATCAAGACGCTCTATCTCTGCTTCATAGGTGGCAGTTAGTGTCTCGCTCTGCTTCTCTAGTTCTTCAAGGGATAGTTCTTCAGTAGTTATCTCGTCATCAGCAAGTGATTTTAGATCAGTAAGCAGGCTTGTAGTGGTCGCCTGATAACGCTGATACTCAAGACGAGAGGCAAACTGTCCACCAGTCACCCCAGTTAATGCAGTTAGCGCACCAGAAATACCCTCTGCTGTAGGTAGACCGCCACCACTTCTCGCAGTAGCGATAACCCCTTGCAGGTATCTGGTTGCAGCGAATCTATCCATACCACCAGAGATAGCAGCATCACCAATCGCAGCAGCTAACGCATCAGACAGCTCTCTAACGACCTCAACGCTACCTAGCTTAGTCTCTATCTGGTTTGCAATAGAGTCTGCTGACGCTTCATACGCTTCCTCTACAGCCGTTTTCTGAGTCTCTACAGCATCGGACAACACCTTGAAGGATGAAGAGACCGCCGTCTCAAACTCTTTGGCGACATTCGCCCACATTGCACCCAAACCATTCTGCTCCATCTCTTTATAGAGGGTCTGCTCCATCTCTTTATTCTGCTCCATCTCTTTATAGAGGGCGCTAATTTCAGTTCGCAGACTGTAGAATGTTGCGAAGGTGTTTCGACCTGCTTCTGTCGTCAGATCAAGCTCTGTGAGTAGCTGATTGAATGCCTCTTGTGTGGCGGGAAGCTCTAGTCCTGCCTCTTGTAGACGCTGTTGTAATGGCTTCAACCCTTCAGTGAAGGCTGTCTGCATAGTTTTTAAATCGATTATTTGTTGGTATTCTTCTGTTGTTAACCCAACCCCTTCAAGGAGCAATTCATTCGTTCTCGCCAACCACTCTTCATAGGTCTTGAAGGTTTCTGCAGGGGTACCCTCGCCCCCTGGTGATATTTGGAATGGAGCACCTTGGTCTGGGCGATACCACATCCTGAAACGACCCGTAGGGTCAAAACCTGTGATCTGCTCAATTGCATTGTTAAGCCCAAGCACTGCTTCCGCCATTGCTGTCCCGATTGCTGCATTATCTTCTGTGACATCGGCACCCATAAGGGCGGTATTAAGCTTATTGAGAGTGAGATCAACGTCACCCGCTCCCGTAATGTCTGGGGGGTCGTCGTCACCAAAAATAGAATACAAGGCAACTGCTGCTGCTATGTAAGGTACAGCGTTGGCCAAAGCAGTGTAGGCGGAATAACCTGCTGCACTCATTGTTGCGCTCGTACCAGCAAGTCCGAACTCAGCAGTTTGAGCCGCTAGCATCGAAGCCTGCGACATACCCATTCCGCCCGCTGTTAGTCCTGCAACACTGGTTCCATATCCTAACGCAGTGCTGAGGGCGCTGGTGCCTGTCAGTAACCCATACCCAGTGTTGAGGCCGCTTGCAATATCAAGTATGCCAGTAGAACCGCCGCCACCAAACAGAGACAGACCGCCACCAGTAACATCCATATCCAACGCAAGACGGATCTGATTAGCTGCTGCCTGTTTAACCATGTTAACAAGCAGATCTTCAAACATACCCCCGACAGATTCAAAGCCATCAAACGCTGCATCTACAAAATCATCAATGAAGCCGTTGACAGCCTCTGTCATTTTCGCCGCATCCTCCTCAACCTGTTTAGCTGCTTTCGCTGATGCTTCTGCGGTGGACTTTGCGGCTTTCTCTGATGCTTTTGCGGTGGACTTTGCGGCCTTCGCTGCTGCTTTTGCGGTGGACTTTGCGGCCTTCGCTGCTGCTTTTGCCGCTGCTTCTGTGGCCTTTTTATTCTCTTTAAGGGCGTTATTAGTATTCCACAACGCCATAGCCTCTTTGATTTCTGCGGCAGTCATCCCCTTAGCCGCATACGTGGCAAACTGGTACTGTTCTGCTGTCATAGTCAGTTTACGGTTATGGTCAGCAAGTTGCGCCATCACTCCAGCAAACGCCGCGCTTTGTTCCTGTAATGCGCCTATCTGTGCCTGAATCGCTCCAGTAGTTGCCGCAATTGTCGCGGGTGCCGCCCCTTGTTGTGCAAGGTATGCCGCCAATTGCGCTTTCAACTCCGCTAGTTTGGCCTCTGAATCGGAATATTGCTGCTTGGTAGATGCTATGGAGCCTGCCAGCAACTCTTCCATTTGTGAGTTATTCTGTGCCTGTATCTCTAGTGTCTCCAGTGCTTCAAGCTGCTGTCGCATAGCTGCTTCTGTTTGGCTGATCTGCCCCTCAAGACTTTTGATAGAGTCCTCTAAGACTTTTGCAGCATGAGCAGCATTAGATGCCTCAAATCGATCACCATCAGCAAACAGGCCATCAAGCAATTCAGCAGCATCACCCGCCGCTCTAAGTATCTCAGCCATCGCAGAAATGACTGCGCCTGTAGCAGATTCAAGGTTCGGCCCCATGAGCCGATCAAGAAAACTATCCCATGAGTCACCGAGATTGCTTAACGCGCCATCCAGTGAGGCAGCTTGTCTTTCCATTGCTCCAGCAAATTGGACGTTTCCAATATCCATCAAATACTGCTGGATTTCCTCGCTATTCTTACCAATGGTTTTGGTCACACCTTGGAAGGTAAGGGACACTTGATCCCCTTGAGACTTCGCCTTGATACCAAACTCTTTTAGGCGCTCAAACTCACCTGTAGAGGCATCTGCAACGGCCTCAATCATCTGATTCATGGATTTACCCATAGCTGCCGCTGTGTTGCCATAGGAGCGCATAGCAGCCTCTGAGGGGTCAAGACCGAGAGATTTCAGCTTGATAAATGAGTTTGTGACCTCTTGAATGGAAAATGGGGTTTGTGCCGCAAAACTGCTGATCTGCTGAAATGCTGCATTTGCTTTATCAGCAGACCCTGTAACTGTAACCAAGCTAGAACGCATCACGGCAAACTGCCGATTGACTTGTATCAATTCGCGAACACCAAGAGCCGCCATTGCTGTTCCAACTAGCCCAATAGCACTCCTCATGCTAGACCAGCCACCCTTCATTTGATCGGTGGCTTTTACTGAGCGGCGAGCGGTTTTCTCAGTCGTGGTGGCGAGGCTGGAGACTTCCTTTTCTGCTTTCTTAACTTCACGAGTATCAACAGAAATACCCAATTTCATAAAGTCAGTTGCCATGCTTTTTCGCCTCTATTCGTTTTGATGCTAGTCTAAACAAATTACCCACCTTTTGTCCCACTTTTTCTCTGTCGATCGCCTCAACATAAGGCGCTGGACAGTTTGGTTTTCGTGCTGCATTTGCCTGAGCAACATACTCTTTTGATAGCTTCCGAATTGTGCTTAACTCTGTACCTGTTAAACCATATCCAGCCGCCCTATTCCACGCGCAAATTTCTCTCCAACTTAAAGGCGCATACCCGCCCATGCCTACAATATCGAGCGTGCCAGCATCATGTAGGGCATCGATATAAAACATTGTGCCAAGAACCTCTGGCAAAACAGAGGCGCTCTCTGATACTGTGTGCCGTCGAGACTGTTTCGCCTTCTCCGGTACAGTATTGAGCCACGCTTCTTGTCTTACCCATAAAATCCACGATTCTAAGCACTCTTCAAAAAATTTGCCCGATCACCAATAAACTCATCAACCTGCTCACGCAACCACGGGTAACCCTTGTACATATGCTCAACATTTTCAGGGGTACACTTCAGGCTTTCACCCTTCTCCTGTACTCCTTTCCATGACACCGTACAGCGAACCAATGTAGACAATGCCTGTTCTTCTGCCTCTTCGAGAGATACATTCTTGCGTTTACGCTGATTCATTGCATCTCTTGCACGATCACGCACAATGTCACGGAATGTTTTTGAGTCAGATCCCAAAAGTACAATACTTGCATCCATCGCCTCGCCCGTTACAGGGTGGCGCACCTGCATCTCTGCGCCTTTGTCTGCCGCTGTGGTCACATCTAAGTCGGAAAAGTCCATACAAAATACTCCTGTCAGTTAGTTCCTGCCAGTATCGACTAAAAAATAACGTGAGAGGGCGCTGACAGGCCCACCCCTCACGATCCTTGCGGATTTAAACCTCTACAATTGCATCCGTCAATTCAATCTGAATGGTTGCGTTTGTAATCTGATCGGCACTACCCACGCCAGTCGTATAAGAGAGAACCTGTGCAGCGAAATACTGAATCGTACCGTCTTGCAGAGTAACCTTAAACGAATGATCTGAATCGCTATCCAAAGCAGTCACCAAAATAGCTTGACCAGCATCAGAGGGATCGCGTGCTACCTGTAAAGTCATCGTCCCATCATTGTAGGAGCCTTTCTTCTTTACTGTTTTACGAGAATCCAGTGGGTTATGAGTTACCAGATTGTAAGTACGTCCATACTCGCCAGCGTCAACAATTTCACCAACTACTGAGTAAGAGAGAGCACCAAAACCAGCCGCGTTATATGTGGCTGGATTGGAGGCACTAATCTCAATCGTAGTGCCCGCGGAAGTTTGAGCAGCCATGTTCTACCTCCTATTATTAAACTTCAATGATTGAGTTAGTCAACTCAATCTGAATGGTGGCATTAGTAATCTGGTCAGCAGACCCCACGCCTGTAGTATAGGAGAGAACCTGTGCAGCAAAATACTGTACTGTTCCATCCTGCAATGTAACCTCAAAATAGTAGTCGTTATCACTATCCAAAGCGGTTACTAGAATCGCCTGTCCTGCATCGTCTGGATCACGCGCTACCTGAAGCGTCATTGTGCCATCGTTATAAGATCCCTTCTTCTTGACTGTCTTGCGAGAATCAAGCGGGTTATAGGTAACGAGGTTATAAGTGCGCCCGTATTCGCCAGCATCCACGACCTCACCCACTGTCGTAAATGTCAGAGAAGGAAAGCCCGTAGTTACGTTGTCATCATACGTAGATGGCCCTGTAGCGGTGATTGCAATAGTAGTACCTGCTGAAGTTTGAGCAGCCATATATTAACTCCTAATATTTTGTTTAACATAGTCCTCAAAATCAGCAACCGCAAGTCGGACAAACCCATGCGGTGCCTGTTCCTTACTATGCCCGTATTCCAATGCTTGGATGTAGGGCAAGTTATTCGTCAAATAGTAAATGTTTCCGGTAGCTTTGGAAATAGCATCTTGAGCCTTTCCTGTCGTTTTATCACCGCTCTTGTCAGCAGCATCAAGTACGCCAGTTGCAGGGCTCCCGACAGTCGCTTGCCAATTCCCTCTGGCGCGTCCGGTATCAACCGGAGTCCTCTTAATGATATCTCCAGTCAGCTCCAGCAAACTCTTACGAACCACTGTATCGAGATTCAAACTCATCTTATCGGCGAGTTTCTGGAGATCTCCGCGCTTTGATGCGTTATATACCGTCATTCTCTACTCTACGGAATGGAAAAGAGATGTTGTATTGCTTCCATGCACCTGTGACCCCTAAAGTAGTCACGGAACCTGCACCAATCTTAATCGACCCGCTATCCAGACTCTGCAATCTAAACAAGGTATCAAGCTCATCAATAATAGTTCGCGCCTCTTTGCTCCCCTCATTTTTAGGAACAAACACGCTAATATCAATCAGCCCGTTATGCTTAGTGTCACCGTTCAATGTGCGATAGGATGATGCGCCGTTCAAGATAGTAAGGCGCACCCACGGTTCATTATTATCAGCCTCAAACGGTGCGTTATCATAAGCAATAGAAGTAGTGGTAAACTCGCTCATCTTGCCCTCAATCGCCGCCCTCTCGCTCTCAAAACCCATTACGAAACCTCACTAACAGTTAGTTTACAGGTCGCCCCTGCTGGATCAATCTCAATCACATCTACACTGTAAGTATCTCCACCGTAGACAACCACATCGCCAGTGTCGGGAGTAACTGCAAGACTTGATAAATCAAAAGTCATGCACAGTGTTGGCGCATCCCCGCTTCTAATAACATTCTCAACGCCTTCATCAGCAGCAGATTCAATAATGCACTGAATCGTGTAATCAACATCAGTAGAGCTAACTGCGCCCGTAGCGGGGTTATATGCTTGCGACCCCTTGCTTCTATAGGTAACACTTACAGCAACATCACCAATAGCATTAAATGCCGTACCAACTGCTGAAGCTATCGTTGCTCTGAGTCCCATTATGTGCGTACCACTGCAACAGCGCCAAATTTACCACGGGTGTGAATCGTCCCCCATCCGCGTAGCATCTCGTACACGATTTCAGGAAGAACGTCAGCGGTATCTGTCTTATCAAAATCAACCTCCACACTTCCAGCCTTGACCCTGCTGATACCTTTACCATCAGAATCATCGACCCGATTGCCTGCAATCAGGAACTTAGCAAACTCAGCGGTTGCATTAGTAACAGCAGTTGGGATCTCATCCGTACCAACAGCGTACCCGTCAGGATCAGTTACGTTAGAGCGAGGCCAGCGCAAAGACTGTGCCTCGGTGTACTTGCTGCCGTTCCAATCGATACGCTCATCAAGTAGGCGAGTTGCCATTTTCAGGGCCTTCTCTTTATCTGATGATGAAGCGCCCGTCCAATCTGTTACATTCAGATTATTACCGTGGTAAGTATCTGCATCTGCCACAGAAATATAACTGTCTGCACTTGCACCACCTATGGTTGAATCCAGAGCCATTACAATTCCACCTCGATAAATTGCAGTTTATAGGATACTTTCACACTGCTAGCTCCGTCTCTATTGGTGATCCTGAACAGGTTACTGCTATTCTTTTTCAGCAAAAACCACAGCCCTTCACTGGCGTTCGCCAGTTTGGTTTTACTTCCCTGAGTCTCACCATAAGCAACCATGTGTATAACCTCTTCCCCATCATCTGTTACAGTGGGGGAAGAGTAGAAATACACGGTGTCTGGTTGTCTGTTTGTTGATCGATTCTGCGCCTGAACATTAAAACCAGCCCCATTGGCGCTTACCGTTGATTCCGCGAAACCTTGCACCAGCGTCTCAGCTCCGTCCACACTAACGTTCACTCCGTAGATAATAATGTCTCGAACACCAGTCTTTATATGGAAATCAGTGACACCAGAGGCAGCCAGCGTCAAATCACCGCTCATTACATAAGCATTGCCTTTCAGCATCTCCTGAAAGAATAGGTCAGAAACGGTGGTGCTTATAGATAGCATCTTTAACTGTTTTTAACAGACTTTTTTTTAACAACTTTCTTTTTAACAGGCTTTTTTTTCTCGCCTATCAAAACGTGAGCCTTTTCATCATAATCAGACTTGTTAATAACAACAGGCCCATTCTCAGTGTCGATTACAACTGTTTCAACTTTCATGGTGTCTCCATAGCTCTTTCAACAGTCCAGCCACGCTCATCTATTCTTTTTCTTAGTAGCTTGACCGGCACTCCAGACATTTCTGATAACTGTTTCATTGTAAGGCGTTGCTTCTTGTAATCATATAGTTTCGTGTTCCTTTTGGGCTTCTCAGGCTTCTTTATATGCCCATCCCATCTATTGTGAAGCCTTGCACCTTTCGGCTGTGTTAAGGCATCCTTTAATGACCACCCTCGCTGCAATCTCTCATCTAATGAACTTTGGCTAATCCCTATCTCTTTTGCCCAATCTGCAACGCACTGCGTTTTGCCATCGAATTCTATAAACTTGTTTGATCTTCGATTTCTGCTCTGCTGTGCCCTTGTCGCCCATCTAACATTATCTGGCTCATAATCACCATTGTTATCAATCCTGTCTAACTCTAAACCAATAGAGTGACCTTTTGGCAAATCATTCACATAATTCCAAAAGTTATCTTTCCATCTCTGGCAAACCCTAATCCCTCTAGCGCCATACGAATGATAACTCCGATTGTTCTCATCATAACACCTTCTAATCATGTGATTATATCTATGGCGTAACGATCTAAAAACATTTTCATTCTTGATTATCATAGTGGTATCCCCTTTTTATTGGAGATACCACTATACATCATTCAGGCTTGATAACCAAGACTACCCCAGCAGAATTGCAGAGAATTCGGGCTTGATGTTCTTAACACCCCAAGCCAGCGCCACCTCATAACGTACCTTGCGATACATCTTATACATGCTGAACTCAAGGCTAAGGCCGGAACGATCATCAGTTACGGTAATGCGATCCTCAGCCTGATCACCCTCTGCTGGCAGTGATGGCATACGAGTAGCCAGCACGATAGCAGATCGGTTAAACGCCATGTTACGAGCCGCAGCAGCAACAACGGTGATTGCAGTTGCAGAACCACCGATAGCCTGACGCAAACCTGGCGCAGCTAGAGTGATAGTGCCGCCATCTGATACGTCAGCATCACCAGAAGCAACCACGTACTGATTGCTGTCACCAGCAAAAGTGATAACGTCACCGGCCACGATAGTACCAGTACCAGCAGAAGCCAGAGTAATTGTAGTTGCTCCGACTGCATAACCGGCAGTATCTGTAGTGGCACTTGCGCCTGTGCCAGCGGTTGAAGTAACAATCTGAGCNGACTCACGAACAGGCATACCCGCCANATCNAGGAGAACNCCTTGACGAAGCATAGAGTCAGTGCCAGCAGCATTGACCGCAGANTGCTTNCCAAGGAAGTTGGCACCTGCTGAGGTATCAATAACCAACTGATTATCGCTTACAGGTGCGCCGTTGTCCTTGAGNATNTTCAGCACATTAGAAGCGTCTGTGTAATCGCTNGCGGTAGCGAAAGGAGTAGTGCCAGCAGTACCGTATGCGCGTGAGCAAGTGGTATGCAGAGCAGCCAGATCAGTCTCTACCTCATTGACCAAGGTACGCATAGCCTGTGCAATCTTGCCTGCACGGTGATTCTGATAACCGACACCAGTTTCCAGAGCCTTGTAATCGTTTCCATTAAAACCAAATGGAGCAGCACGCTCTTTGGTGATCTGGATAGTCTGAGCGGTAGAAGTCAGGCCAGCAGGATCAGGAATAGTGTTGGATGGAGTGATGTCAACGCCAGCGATTGCAGGTGCAATATCAACATTGATGTTTTGATCTTTCGCAGCACGTTCAGCACTTGCGTTCATGGTTACAGCAGGGATCATGCCTGTCAGTTCACGAGAGACAACATCGAGCGCCTCGTAAATATCAGGGATGATAGCCGTTAGAGTGTTTTCAGCCATTTTTTGATTTCCTCAAAAGTAAAAAAATTAAATCTGAGGAATGACAAAAACGGCACCCCTCATCACTACGTTACACCGTAACAAGGAGAAGCGCCGCCTCTCTTTTATTGAATTGTGCCTAAATTATAGGCAATGTCAACCGCTAATCAACTACTTTCCCGCCATCCTTCACAAACGACTTCTGCTGCACGGGGTTCATCTCATTAAAATTAGATCGGTTAATAGTCTTTCCGGTTGGTGCGCCTGAGTTGTGGCGAGCACCACCACCGCTAGAATTTGCAAACAAGTGAGGCGCAGACTCGCTCAAGCCCTTTACCCACCCTTCAACCGATAGTGGATCAGTGGTGCCTGCTTGATATATTGGGTTTTTGCCGTCAAAGGGGATAGCTTTACCATCTTGCAGCTTGAACGTGCTTTTCGCCCTCATTAGAACGTCATCAATAGCCGTAGCAGCTACACCGTTTTGCATAGCAACATTACGCACAGCGTTATCAATAGTCACCTGCTCAAGCTGCTGGGTCAGAGTGTCGCGCTCTCCTGTGATCTTCTGAAGCTCGGCATTGAAGTGGTCTGTTTGCGCTCTGGTTTTCAGCTCAATCAGCTCGTCAATCTTGCCGTCTTTAATGAGGCTCGCGGCTTGATCGTCTTGCTGCTGCTTGATGATCTCGTTGTATTTATCCAGATCGATTGATGAGACGGTTTTTTGCAATTCGTCCATCTGCTTTTTAAGGTCGATATTGTTATTGCGGAACTCGTCAACCTTGTCCTTAGTAACCATGCCCTGCACACCAAGGACGTATTTACCGTCAGACTGTGCGTAATACTCATGTAGTGCCTCTGGCACGTTATCCAAACTATCTACTGTTGCTTGTAAAGCCATGTATGATCTCCGATCAAAGTGCTACTCCGTAGCGTTAAACAAACTTCTTTTTCAATTCTTCAAGCGTCAACTCATTGCCTGTCTGGTCAACAAGATCCTTGAAACCTATCTTGCCCTCGTTCCAGAGCCGCCACTTTCCTACCCCTAGTTTCTCTTTTTGAAAACTCTCGCTTTTACCCCTAAGCCAGTCCTCATAGTTCACGCCTGCTGCAACCTGTCCGTCCATGCTAGCACGAGAGGTTTCGGGTATCTCCTTGAACCTGCCTTTAGCACCCAGTTCCTCCCACGATTTCAACACCGGAGTCTGTGTAGATCGACAGTTCCAGTGGGCGGTAGGTCCTGGGAATTGGTGTTTATGTCCTATTGGTTTCCTGTCATTGTCCCATGTTTTACCATCCAACACTTGACAGATAGTTGATGTGCGCCCATCCAAAGTGGAGACCCACTCAATGCCTTTCACAATGTCGTCATTCGCCTCCATCATATCTAGACTGGCTTGATTGGCGACAGACTGAACAGAGGTGCGAATAAGCGCCTCTACAGATCTTCGGCTGGTATCAAGTGCAGGTTCTATCCGCTTGAATATTTGGGCGTTGGTTTCCCCTAGCACCATCCCTTTGCGTAGCTCTGTAGAGAATACCCGTCTTACCTTCTTTTCCTGCTCGCCCCACCACTCAGCGCTCGGTGCGCCTTCAATGAGGTGATTGCTAACTATGCGCCGAAGATACCTTTCGTCAATAGCAGGACTGACTATATCTACCTGTAGTGCGGAATTGATAGCGTTTGCCGTACTCTCCTGACTAATAGCCGCTATCTCTTCCAAGATGCCAGAGTTTCTATCTGTTAGCTCCTGATAGGAGTCTCCAATAAACTCACTTGCGGATGACAATATGGCTTTTGCTCTGGCCTTTGAATATGCGGTTGTTTCCTGACTAGATATAACTGTGTTCAAATCCTTTTTCAGACTCTCAAACAGCTTGCGAGCCTTGCGAATCTCACCTGTAGAGAACCGTGTCACATCAACCAGATGGTCAATTATATGATCCTGAATCTGGTCATTAACAGACGGCATTATGCGTCAAGATTCCCTAGCTGCATATCAACCAAATCCTTCTCTTCCTCAATGGTGCGACCCTCTGGTAATACCTCACCCTTCTGGAGATTCCACAGGAAAGTATCGTGAGAAATACCGCCACTCTGCCACGCCTGCATAAGTGCGGTGAGATCATCGTTTGAAATACCAATGTCAGAGAAGTCGGTGTTCAATTTGATGGTTGCAGGTGTTTTTCCCTCCCACTCTGCCATCATCTCAAGAGCAGCATTGATACCGTCCTCAACGTCTTTAACCACTGTAACCAAGACAGAGGCCTCTGCATTGTGGCGCAGCTTCTGAGTGCCTTCAGCCTCAACCCCGTTCTTTTGGCTCTGTAGCAATTGAGCGCCAAGTGCAGCCATCATGCCGCGCTTATCCTCTGAAGCCTTCTCAAGCGCCTGCAACCCCTGACCCGTAAACTCAAGATAACCAGCCTGAGACCCTTCAGGGAGAATCCATGCTACTTGAGAGCCGATATACAATTCTCCCTCATTCAAGCCAGTCACCCACGGCGTGGGCAGTGCTGTATAGTGCCGACCGTGCTCCAAGTCAGCAGAGGTGCGATAATGTGACAGGTTCATATTCGCCAGACCGAGAATAGGTGGCTTCTCTGGTGAGAAGTTAGCGCCATCCACTGAGATAGAAACGTACGGGATAAAATCTAACCTACTTCCCTGCTTGGTAGGCTCGATGGTATCAACGACCTCCCACCCTTTACCCTTCTCGCGCCAGATATTGACAAGATAGCGACCATCCTCCAGCACCAATTCACGATACTGCTGAATCTGGCTTTGCTTGTAAATGTCATCAGCAGCAGACTCGACAACCTTTTCAGAGAGAATCACCCGATCATCGAGCCAGTTGATGTTTTGCTCAGTGTTGTAGCCGGCTAGATAGGCTCTCTCTCCGTTATGGTCAACCAAGATGCCGAGCCGCCCCATCAGTAGCCGTTCTGTTAGTGCGTAAGTGATAAAGCTATTAAGACTGATCCCTGTCGCTGTAATGTCTCCAGCATTTTCAATATCGCCCTCAATCACCGGATCTGTACGCATCACAGCACCAGTCAAGCCCTGCACAGTGCGACCCACCGCTTCAAAGAAGTCAGCACGTTGTCTATAAGACTTGTAATCCTCTTCCGATTGTTTTTTTAATTTCGGAAGATATTCTTCCCCTCTCTCTTTAACCTTGTCATCACCGTCGAAGGTATCACGGCAACGCTGCCACTGACTCTCTCTGGCTATATAATCTGGATGCTTACTATCAATCATATTAAATACCAACTATTACGGCTTTCTTTGCTGCATTGGACACGACAGGCCATTCGTAGTCTACATGATAACCGATCGCAGTTGTAATGTGCTGATATTTATCAGAGTCATCCTCAAGGAAGGTTGACCCCTTTTTAAGTTGCACAGTAGACAGACCCTTGTTTGTATATTCGCACTTATTCGGATTGACAAAAAGACTGATCTCACCGACAGCATTCTTGATCTTCGCCCTGACCGCGTTCTGGCGATCCTTGATAGCCGGATGTTTGCGTTTTACCTTTCTTGTGAACTTCCAGCCGTTTGATCTCAACACATCTTCAATCGCAGTATAGGCCGATTGTTGCCCATGCTTCTCTCCAGCCCTGCCAGCAGGATCACCGTATATTATAACGTGCTTATTCTTGTGATCTTTGTATCTCTCCACAAACTCAAGCGCCGACTGCTCAGACACTGCGCTCTCCAGAATGATCTCATCCAGAATAAATAGCGCATTATCCCTCACCACACTGATACAGGATGATAATGGGGTATAGTTCTGGTCATGCGCCCACAATAGCTGCTCATGCGGCTCTATTTCTTCATTGGTGTGGTTATCGCTGGAGTAATCCTCGTAAATTCTGCCGCCTGCAGTCTCAAAGCTGGCCTCGTACTCCTGCTTGTACTGTTTCGCGCTCATCTGGCGCTTGGCAGCCTCAATCACATCATCTGGCAGAATGTCGGCACTCTTCCAGTGATAATAACCCCACTCTGGATCATTGGCGGTTTGTGCGTACATCGCCAGATCATAGTAGTGATTCAAACCATCAGGAACACCAAGCAGCCAGCACCATGCTCTATAATCTGGCCTAGTTGGGTTTACCGTGTTGAGAGCAGGGAGAATATTCGCCTCCCATGCGTCCCTTTTAATATCTGCTATCTCGTCAATACCCCCACCTGACCAAGGAATACCCTCGATGCGTTGCGGCTTATCCAGACCGATAACGTGGATCTCAGTACCGTTAGGGAGGAATATTTTGCGGTCGGACTCGCTCGGCTTCTTTGGGTGCGTCGAGCTAAACGTCATTAGCTTGAGGTCGTTCCAAAATATCTTCTTGGCTTGGTCATGTGTTGGCGCGGCTGCAAAGTATATCTGGTTCGGGTTCTGCATTGCCTGTTTCGCAAGAAACCGTTTGAATCGCTCTGTTTTTCCGCTACGTCGGCCAGCAGGAACAACCGGAAACCTTATGCCGTTAGGGATTGCATCCACCAGCTCAAGCTGCACGTCATGATCAATCAGTGGATACCACCTATCATGTTCGCGCTGAATGGAGGGGTTCACGACGGCAGGCTATCAGCCAACTTGTGAAGTGCATCAGCCAATCCATCGCCATCATCACTCCTGTCAGGCTCCTTCCACCCTCCCTGTGTCTTGAGATAGAAGATCTGTGCAGTAGTGTTGCCAGATAGACCAGACTGAATAAGAGACTGTGCCATTTTACCAATAGCTGCAGCTCTACCCCTTTGATAGCGTTCAGAAACCTCAGGCTCTCTATCCATGATGGAGTAAAAAGTAGTCCTACCAATGCCGAGATAATCGGCTATTTGTTCGCTGGTCAAATATGCAGCCAGCGCCTCAACTTGCGCTATCTGATCATCTGTTAGCTTTTTAGGTGGTCGTCCTGTTTTAGCCATTAGCAACCTCCTGAATTATATCAACATTCTGGATATTGTCGTACAGAGCACCAGTAGCTTCATGTACTGCTTGATTGCCTGTGTAGTCCTGCCATCGCTTGATGATTACATCGCAGTATTTTGGGTCGAGTTCCATCATGCGGCAGTCACGGTTTGTCTTTTCGCAGGCGATAAGCGTTGAGCCTGAGCCGCCGAATAGGTCTAAAATTATTTGGTTGTTGCGGCTACTTTTCTCAATTGCATGCTGAGGAACGGCTACCGGCTTTTGTGTCGGGTGGCCAGTTTTTTCTCCGCCTTGTTGCCTGTTGATACGCCAAGTGCTTGGCGAGTGCTGTCCATTTTCTGCGTTGAAAATGTGTTTTCCGCGCGTTGCATACGGGACTAATTCTGTATCCCATGTCCAGTGTCGCTTTGTCAGCGAAGGCATCGGGTCTGGCTTACTCCACACGCAGAACGAGTGATGATCTGACCATTCCTTCATCCACGCCCAAATCCTTCCAGCCAAATGATGTAACGTGCAGACATAAACCGCGCAATCCTTCGCCATAACAGCAAGCGCACAATTTAGAGGCACCTCAATTTGAAAATCTTTATCCCAATCAGCCGCCATAAGGTCTTTATGTGCTTTTGATACGTCTTGAGCAACACCCTTGTTTTCACTTCCAATATTATAAGGGGGGTCGGTAAACACCATGTCCGACTTCCGCCCATCCATCAGTTTCTCCACCGCGTCAATACTGGTGCTGTCGCCACACATCAGCCGATGTCGCCCAAGTATCCAAACATCACCCTCTTTGGTGATTGGTTCCTCTGGTGCGTCCGGTACATCGTCCTCATCGGTCAGCCCTTCGACCTCCTCAGGGATAATGTCATCAATCTCAAAGCCAGTGAGATCAATGTCGAAATCCATCTCCTGCAAGTCTTGAAGCTCAAGAGAGACCAGATCCATATCCCAATCTGTACCGCCAACTTCACCCAAGCGATTGTCTGCAAGTATATAGGCTTTCTTCTGCGCTTCGGATAAATGATCCAGCCGTACTACTGGGACTGTTGATAACTTCAGCTTCTTTGCTGCTTGCAGTCTACCGTGACCTGCAATGATCCCATTATTGCCATCAACCAAAATAGGAGCATTAAAGCCAAACTCTTTGATAGAGGACGCAATTTTTAAGACCTGCTCCTCTGGATGTGTCTTGGCGTTATTAACGTAGGGCACCAAGTCACTGACTGATACCTGCTCTAGTCCACCGGACATGATATTTTCCCTGTTACCAACAAGATAGGTGAATTATGCCTATTTTTTATGCAGAGTCAATAACCTGCAAATCTACCTGCCAACTGCTCCAGCTCCGCTCTACAGTCTGTGCAGGTCATATTTCTCAGAGTAGTGCTTATTTCTCCGCAATTCTGACAAATACCCTTGGTTACTTTTGGTAACGTCTTTCTAGCTCTGGCAATACACATCTCACGCTCCTGCTCAATGTAAGTCATTGCGTTATCTGCATCATCAGCCATTCAATCCCTCCGTCCATCGTTCAAAATTGTCCTTACTCTTCAAAATCTTCAATTGCTCCATGTAATACGCCTTGATCTCTTTCAGATCTTCTATCGTCCACTTGCAAGGTTCGTGATACCCCTCCAACCATTCTAAGTTAGCCTCCCCAATCTTATCCTTCAGATTGATGCGGTAGTTCACAATATCCCCTGACTTATGGTTATTGCAAGGAGCGCACTGCTTGTTGTTGTTAAACGGGTGAAATCTCAACTCTGGATGAGCGCCAACAGTACGGTAGTGACCTGCATGGTACTGACCATCATGGAATCGACCGCAAGAGATGCAAGGCTCTAACTTATCTCGCTCTCTCACAAATTGATTAAACGCATTTTGTGCAGCCTTCAGCCAGTGCCCTCTATCCTCATCCAGCAGCTTGCGTTTAGCCGCTCTATGAGCCTTCTGCTTTTCCTGTGCTGCCTTTTTTCTACCAACCTTCAGCGCACAATCAAGGGAGCAGACTTTTTGCATGGAATTACTAGCCTGAAAGCCTTTGCCGCATTGGGAGCATTTCTTCTGTTTAGCCATCACCAATAAACCTCGCTGGCGGCAGCTCAATCCCTGCCTCTGCTGCAATCCGATATGTAGCCTCAATCAGTTCAGAATAACGCTCTCTATCCTGCTTTTCGCTACTTGGAACCACCTCTACAGTCATATTACCCACTGAAACCGTTTCAGAGCCGATTACAGCGGCTTTAACCAGATATTTAACCTCACCTAGCGTATAACCTGTTTCTTCACCTAGAATTGATAACAGGACGTGCCAGAAAGATCTCTGCTCGTCCGTCTTTCGCCTCTTGTGCTTCTGGATAACAACCTCCATCTGGTCATCACCTCGTATTTCCATGACCGCATCGAGACAATTACGCTTGACCTGCTTGCTGTTTATTATAAAGCGCATCACCCTCTCAACTCCTTCCTAAGTGCTATCCGCTCCCGTAAGAGGGAGTTTGCTCTGAATCTGCCAGCATTTTGAATCTTATAATCTGGCAACCCCTGTTTCTGCGCTGCCTCCATACCTTCCTCAAAATTCTTTTTCCAATCCTTCCAGATCTGTGCCTTTTCGTCGTAGCTGCTGTGCTTGGTGCATTCTTTGAGAAAGGCAAGGTCAAGTTGTAGTGGTTCAGGCTTCAATTCCGTATAGCACACTGTTATAATGCTTCTATAGTTTCAAATTTATACTCGCTGCCAAGTTTTTTAACTGGGAGCTTTCCTGAATCGCTTAAACTCGCTGCCAAGTCCACCAACATCAGCATTCTTTCTTTTGGCAGCACCACCACGCAAGCCTTTCCGTCAACCTCTACCATCATGCTAACTTTTCCTATTTTCAAAATCTACCTCCAATAAAGCCCTGCAT